TCACAGGTAGCAATTGCTAAAAAATTAGGTGTGCCATTAGAAGAGTATGCGAAACAATTAAAAATCACGAAGGAGGCATAAGCATATGAGTACAGATACTATAATAAAAACTTCCCGTGCGAGTCAGACTAGAGTTAAAGAAACTAAAAAACAAGTTTGGACTCCACCATCATCTTTAGACGCACCCCCTGCACCAGATGGGTTTCATCATAGATGGATAAGAGCTGAATCAATGGGTTTTGACGATACAAAAAACATGTCAGCTATGTTAAGATCAGGTTATGAATTAGTGAGAGCTGACCAATACCCTGAAACAGACTATCCATCGGTTAGTGACGGAAAATACAAGGGAGTGATCGGAGTTGGCGGCCTATTGCTGGCTAGGATATCTTTAGAGTTAGTTAAATCGCGTAAGGAATATTTCGATAGACTTACAAAAGAAAAAGACGAAGCGATCAATAACGACCTTATGAAGGAGCAGCACCCAGGAATGCCTATCGATATTGATAGACAATCCCGTGTAACCTTCGGTGGTACAAAAAAAGACTAATTAATTTTTTAGTAATTTTTGCCAACGAATTAAATTAACCGTTTACCTTTGGTAAACAAATGGAGAAAATAATATGGCAAACCAAGACGCAGCCTTTGGATTAAAACCCCTAGGCAAAATTGGATCGTCAGCAGACAATAACGCAGCCACTGAATATGAAGTAGCAGCATGTGCATCAGCTTTTGCGCAAAACGATCTTATGATCGCTTTAGCAGCAGGAACTGTTGGTATAGGTGCAGCTTCTAGCAATGGAGTCCTTTTAGGCTCTTGTCAGGGTGTGTTTTTCACTGACGCTTCAACAAGTAAACCAACCTTTGCTAATCACTTAGTTGCATCAAACGCAGCTACTGATATCAAAGCGTTTATTACTGACGATCCGCATCAAGTTTATGAAATACAATCGGATGCATCAGGCGCAACTCAACAACTCGACGTTTTCACAAACGCTGATATTGCAGTTGGCGCAGGTGTAACACCGCATTTCGTTTCTAAAACTGAAATTACGGATACTCAATCAACAACAACAGCCAACTTGCGAATTATCGGAGTTTCTGACGATCCAGACAATAGCGATTTATCATCAGCTAATTGTAACTTTAAAGTGATCATTGCAGAACATTTCTATATGACCGCAACTGGCGTATAATAGCAGGATAGGAGAATAAAATATGGCTATATCAAGAGGACAACTAGTTAAAGAACTAGAGCCAGGTTTGAATGCACTATTCGGCTTGGAATACAACAACTATGCTAACGAGCACACGGAAATTTTCGATACAGAAAATAGTGACAGAGCTTTTGAAGAAGAAGTAATGTTATCCGGTTTCGCAAATGCACCAACTAAAGCTGAAGGAACTTCAGTTTCATTTGACAATGCACAAGAAACTTTCTCAGCTCGTTACACACATGAAACGCTTGCTTTAGCGTTCGCAATCACTGAAGAAGCGATTGAGGATAACCTGTATGACAGACTAGCGTCTAGATATACAAAAGCTTTAGCGAGATCAATGGCTAACACTAAACAAGTGAAAGCAGCTAATGTGTTAAACAACGCTTTCGGAACTGAAAACGGTGGAGATGGAAAAGCACTTTGTGCTACAGATCACCCTATCGTTTCTGGAACTGATCAGAATGAGTTAACTACTCCAGCGGATCTTAACGAAACATCATTGGAGCAGTCTTTAATAGACATCGCTGCAATGGTTGACGAAAGAGGTCTAAAAATTGCGGCTAAAGGAATGAAAATGATTGTTCCTTCTGCGCTTCAATTTACAGCTGAGAGATTAATGAAAACTGCCAATAGAGTTGGAACAGCTGATAATGATATCAATGCACTAAGTAATATGGGAATGATCCCTCAAGGTTATGTAATAAATCATTACTTAACTGATACTAATGCGTTTTTCATCAAAACAGATGTGCCTAATGGGTTAAAACATTTCGTTAGATCACCTATGAAAACATCTATGGAAGGCGACTTTACAACTGGTAACGTAAGATACAAAGCTAGAGAGAGATACTCATTTGGGTTCTCTGACTGGAGAGGTATTTTCGGATCACCGGGAGCATAATCATAATATTTTTGTGGCGGGACATTGTTCCGCCACAATTGAAATTTAGAAAGAAAAACCAATGAAAAAATTCACAATAAATATATGGGCATACGATCACTACGCTAAATTTAATATTTTAGCCGATGATAATGCTATTTCTGTCGAAGAATCAATACTTGACAAATTGGGAGAAAAAAGTATAAAATGGGAATATCTCGGAAACAGTTATAATAACGAGATAAAACGTATAACTTATGAAGAGGTTATAAATGATACAAGACCTATACAAACAAAAAAGGTCCTTGGAGTTGAAGTGGCAACAGGAGCATATTAATGAAGATAGATATACTCTTGAAATGGTCAGAATTGATGACAAAGTTAAAGAAGTCATCACTAAGATTAAGCTTGAAGAAGCTGAAATTGCTCATAGACAAAACACTGCGGAAGGTGTTGCTCCACAAGTTTCTGTAGCTACTTAGAACAAAAGCTACATCGCTGAAATCGCACTTTTACTGTAGGATCTCTTGCACTCTACTAAAAAGTAGAATATAATTTACACACTATATATAAAAAAACTTTAAATGTAGACGCGTATAGTCGACAACCCTAGGGACTACATTTAAATATTCTAGGAGGAATATAAACATGGCATCAACAACAACCTTTACAGGGGTCGTTCGTTCAGAAAACGGATTCTCTGATATAACAAAAACAGCATCAACTGGTGCAATTACTACTAACTCTACTTATGGTACTAACGCTGATATAGGTGGAACTTTAGATGTAACAGGTGTAACAAAACTTGCAGGAGCAACTAACTTAGTAACACCTTATGTATCTTTAACAGCAGCAACTTCTGCTCCAACAGCAGCACAAAGTGGAACTACTTTTGTTTTTAACAGAGCAGCAGGTGTAGTAGTAACTTTACCAGTTGCAGCAGTTGGTATTAGATATAAATTTATCGTTGGTACAACAGTTACATCTAATGTTTTAAGCATTAAAGGATCATCAGCTACAAATGGTTTTACAGCTTACTCGATGGTTTCTGTAAAAGATAAAGATAACAATGTTACTCAAGATAAAATATTTTTAGCAGATGGATCAGATGATGATGTATTTTCTATGAACGGTGGAACTACTGGTGGATTTTTAGGTAGTGTTATCGATGTACTTGGCGTAGCAGCAGGTGGAGCTAGTTTTGCAGCAGTATGGCATTTAAATAGTAACTTACTTATTGCAGACGGTACTTTAGCAACACCATTCGCATAATAATTAATAACTAGAGTGGGACTTCGGTCCCACTTAGTAATCTTGATTAAGGAGGGATTATGGCAGACGTAGTAACAGGACCAACTATCATGCAAGAAAATGATGTTAGAGTGGTTATAAAAATAGTAAATCAATCAGACGGAACAGGTGGAACAACTATATTTGGAGATGTTTCAGCATTAGCAGCAAACAGAAATGGACAACCTTGTCTACACTTAGTGTTACAAAGAGTATGGTTCTCTAGTGATACCGGAAATGGTGGAGATTCTTTTGCTCGTTTAGATGAAGAAGATGATGATGGCGATATACCTATCATTGGTTTAACTGGTGCAGCTTATTGGGATTTTAGAGAGTTTGGTGGATTAAAAACTGATAAATCAAACAACACTAACGAAAGCGATGTTAACTTTGTAGTTCCCGGTGCAGCAGACTCTGGAAACATGTACACAGTAGTAGCTGAATTTATAAAATTATATTAGGAATAAACTATGGCCAACACAACGTCAGGCGCAGTTATTTTTGATAAAACCTTTGCTGTTGATGAAATAATAGAAGAAGCATACGAGAGAATTGGTTCTCAAGTAAGCTCTGGTTATCAATTAAAAACAGCAAGACGTTCTTTAAACATTATGTTTCAAGAATGGGGTAATAGAGGTTTACACTATTGGGAAGTAGGGGAAACGGATATTAATCTTGTAGAGGGTCAAGCTGAATATATATTTTTTAGAGCAACTTCAGATGGTACAAGCGCAGTTACAACTCCTGCTAATACTTATGGTGTAGCAGATGTTCTTGAAGCAACTTTAAGAACAAGTAGAACTGCAGTAGGTCAAGCAGATTCTGCACTTACAAAAATTGATAGATCAACTTATTCTGCACAAGCAAATAAATTATCAAAAGGTACACCTTCAAAATATTTTGTACAAAGATTTATAGATAAAACTACAATAACTGTTTATCCTACACCAGATTCATCAAACGCGGCTAAAGCAGTGCATTTCTTTTTTCTTAAAAGAATACAAGATGTGTCAGGAACTTATACTGATGCAACAGATGTACCTTATAGATTTGTACCTTGCATGGTATCAGGTTTAGCTTTTTATTTAGCACAAAAATTTAACCCACAGTTAGTTGGACAGATGCAAACTCTCTATGAAAGTGAATTTGCTAGAGCATTATCAGAAGATGGTTCTTCTACTAGTGTACACATAACACCAAGAATTTATTACAGAGGAAAATAATGGCAAGAGGAAAATATTCAAGAGCAATATCAGACAGATCAGGAATGGAATTTCCTTATGATGAGATGATGAAAGAATGGACTGGGGCTTTTGTACATAGATCAGAATTTGAATCTAAACACCCGCAACTAGAATCTAGATCAGTTGGTACAGATGAGCCTGGATTAATAGATGCAAGACCAGATAGATTTGAATTTGCAACTTCACTTGTTTTAAGAGATAATCCTTTTACAACATCAGCAAGTTTAACTTCAGTAATTGTTTTTGTTACTAATGATACACATGGAATTAATAGTAATCCTTTTCAAACCAATGACGCTGTTAGATTTACACAAGTTAAAAATGCAGTAGGAGGTGTTGTAGTAAATAATTTTGAATTAGAAACTACATTAAACGAAACTTTAAGTGCTACTGATACTACGATAACTTTAACAGACGCTTCTAATTTTCCAACTAGTGGGTATATTGTAATTGAAAAAGTAGATACAGATTCTACATCTAATACTTTTGGGCAACGCATTAATGAAACAATTCAATACACAGGTAAATCTACAAATAACTTAACTGGTTGTACTAGAGGAACTTCTGCTCCTATTCAAGGAGTTACACCTTTAGCAACAACAGCAACAACACATAATTTAAGTGCAAAAGTTTTTGGATCGTATACAATAACAAAAACTACAAGTTCAGTTTCAGATAATGGGATAACTTTATCATATAGTTTTTCATTTACTTTTAATTTAGTTTCAGCTGCAACATCGGCTGAAGTTGGGGGAGGGTCTTTTGTTTTAGCAGGACCTATAAACGAGAGAGGATAATATGGCAGGATTTACTTATGCAACATTAACAACAGCAATCCAAAGTTACACAGAAGTTGGGACGACTGTATTAACAAGCACAATTACAGATCAATTTATTGACAATTCAGAATTTAGAATTATGAGAGATGTACCGATTGATGCATATAGAAGTGTAGCTCAAGATAATATGGTTACCAATCAAGAGTTCGTTAATGTTCCAGCAGGAGCTTTATATGTAAGAGGTATTCAAGTTGCTGATTCTACAGCAGCATTTAACAATCCAATTTGGTTAGAAAAAAAAGATGAAACTTTTTTAGATGAATTTAATGGAGCCAGAGCTACAGGCCGACCTAAATACTATTCTATGAAAGGTGGAGCAACAGGAACTACAAACACCACTTCAGGAGGAGTTTTATTATCTCCAATACCCAATGCTACGTATGTATATAAAATTCATTATAATTCAAAACCAACAGGTTTAAGTGCATCAAATACAACAAATTTTATTAGCCTTAACTTCCCAAATGGTTTATTATACGCATGTTTAGTAGAAGCATATGGCTATTTAAAAGGACCTGCAGATATGTTACAACTGTACGAACAAAAATATAAACAAGAAGTAGAGAGATTTGGTGGAGAACAATTAGGTAGTAGAAAAAGAGACGACTACGCTGATGGAACAATCAGAATACCCGTTAACTCTCCAGCACCTTAAGGAAATTAAATTATGGCATCAACATTTACAGATCTTGGTATAGAACTAATGGCAACTGGCGAGAACGCCGGTACTTGGGGAGATAAAACTAATAGTAATTTAAACATTGTTAATACAGCAATCGCTGGTTATGTAGAACAATCTGTTGCTGGTTCTGCTGCTACTACAGCGCTATCTATTGCAGATGGAGCGTTTACATCAGTAGCTCAAAACGCTGTTATAAATTTAACAGGTACAATATCAGGAAATCAAATTGTAACAGTTCCAGATTCAATAGAAAAAGTTTATATTATAACTAACTCAACTTCAGGTAATCACACTGTTCAATTTAAAACAGCGTCAGGATCAGGGGTTACTTTTTCAGGTGTAGAAAAAACATCTAAACTAGTTTATTCAGATGGTACAAATATTGTTGGCACAAGTTTTGGTTTATCTGTTCCAGCAGATGAAATTACTATAGGTGATGCAGCCTCAAGTTTTTCAACGTCAGCAGGTGCAATTACAATTGACTCACAAGCAAGCACAGTATCGATAGATGGCC